AGCGCAGTAGATCTGTTTAAGAAAAGCATGTTTTCTTCAATAGCACCTTGCTTGTCAAGATTTTTAAGAATCTCATCAAAGTCTTGTAATGCAGTTCTATCAGCGCCAGCATTAGCCAACGTAGCTTCGCCTGAATTAAAGTTTTGATAAATATTTCCGCGGCTTTCAATAGCAGCAAAAAGACCTTCAGTACCTTTATATCCAGCATCAGCAGCTCCAGCCCCAGCTTCAGCAAGTTCGCCTTCAACCATTGACATTTCAAGATAGTCTTCAAAACGTAGTCTTGTTTCGTGTTCTGATTTTAAGTACCATAAGTAACCAGAAGCTCCATTTTCAGTAGTAACTTCAACCCATCCAATTTGAGCAGCATCTGATCCGGAGATAGAATACTTGTCTTTAATAATGATAGGTGAGTTGCTAAACTGTTGGAAACCAGCATCAACTGATCCAGACATTCCAGCAGAACCTTTAGCAAATTCAGAACCATAAACAAATACACTAACAGTACCATCAGAAATACCAGCATCAGTTAAATGATCACCTCCTGTATAAGGTACAGCAGTAAATGTATTAGTAGTAACTGTAGTAACAATAGCTTTAACAGTAGTTAAGCTCTGTGAAATAGCTACTGTTTGGCCAACACGTACAGCGTGTCCCGCTTTAGTAATAACGCTAGTAGCAGCAACTGCAGTAGCATCATCATAAGCAATATGTAATCTTCCTTGTTCTGACCAAATAACTTGATCTGAAGCAGAAGGAATTTCAGCCCCAACCATACGTAAGAAAGAAGCTACAGAGCGATTTCCATAGCGCTCAACTTCCTTTTCGTATACGTCAGGTAAAAATTGTTGTGCAAAAGTACCACCTCCTGAACCAGAGTCAAAAGTAAGGTAGTTACCAGCAAAAAGTGTTTTAGTTGGTGATGGAGTTAATCCCGCAGGAAATGATCCACCAGTTGCAAATAATCCCATTTTAAATTATTTTTAAGTGTTATTTTCTAAGTTTAATTCTAAGTTTTGAACTATCCTCACCACTAATTGCTCTAATTTTGATTCCAGAATCTGTTGTAACTGCTTCATGAGTGCCACGTGGATTCATATCCACATTTTTAGATTTAGACATTTGCTCTTTAATAGCATCTGCTTTTCCTTGCTCATAAAAATGATTAGCAATAGAATCTGCATTCATAGCTGTAAATAATGCTTTATGATAACCAGCAGCATCAGCCATATTATTGTTTTCATCAACAAACTTGCTGACTAACGAATTAATATCTGATTGTTTGCTTTTTACATTATTAACATCATTCACTTTAAATCTATATTTGTTATTACCAACTTTATATTCAAAACCTTTGAATGAGTCGGAAAACAATTCATTTGTTTTATTTTCAAATATAGATCTTTGCTCTTTAGCTAATTGTTGTGATTGATCTTGTTCTTGTTTATATGTATTGTAAAACTCAACCGCTTCTTTCTGTTCTGGAGTTAACTTTGAACTTAACTTAAGGTCATCGTAATATTTACTCTTTAAACTAGTTAGATTTGATTTTGCTTCAGCAATGCTTTCTTTTAACGCTAATTTTTTGCGTTTAATATCTCTTTCTTCATCCACCTCTTCATCATATGAAAATGAATCTTCCATGAGAAAACTTATTTCATCTTCTGATAAATGAGGTTTTGTTTGTCGATAATGTTCACGAAGAATATCCATATCCTCCATGCTATCATAATCTTTATTAAGATTTACATAATCTTCAAGTGACCCGCCTGTTTCTTGCATAAACTCAATCAGTTTATTTACATTTTCAGGTAACTCGCTGGCTTCTTGATTATTATTTACACTTTCCTCCTGTTCTTTAAGCTTATTTGGTATATCTTTTATTTTATCCGCTAAGCTAGGTTCAGGTTCTACCGTTTTTTCATCTTGCACGAGCTCGATGACTGAACTTTCATCGTTATTGGCCCGTACTTCTTGGTCCACTTCTTGGCTATCTGTGGTTCGTTCGCCCACATCCACGCTTGTTGTTTCTTGCTCTTGAACGGCATCTTGTGCTTCTGTTTGGTTTGGTTGTTTTCTTAAATCAATTTTGACCATACCATCTTCATCAACTGTAATGTTAGTATCGTCATTTTGTGTTTCAACTATAGCGGGCTCTTCCACTTGTTGTTCTTGTACTTGTTGTTCTACTGCTTCTTGTGCGTTTTGTTGCGCTTCTTCTTGCACAGTTTCTTCAACATTTGTTGCTTCTTCTGTCATAATAAAATATTATAAAATTAAAAAAATTGGGTATTATCTTGGTTCAAACATTTCTAAATTAAATCCGCTACCCATGGTATCATTACCTGCAGATTCAAATTCTTGTTCACCTTTTTTATCCTTACGTTGTTCAATAAGTTTAGATTGTTGAGATGCTTGTATTCTTGTTCTTTCGTCTTTGCGATCTTCTTTGTACTTTTCTTTGTCAGTAAGCATTGAAGATTCTTTATCTTTCATTGCCATATTAAGATCAAACTCATATTTCATAAGTTCTTTCTTAAGGTCTTTTTCTTGCTGCATTTTTTGCATTTCAAGTTCACTCTCCATTTGAATAAGCTGAGCCTTTTGACTTGTTATAGCTTCATTCTTTTGAATTTCCATTTGTGCAGCAACTTGAGTATTTTGTGAATTAGCGTTTGCTTGCGCTTGAATATTACGCTGTTGAGCCTCTTGATCTTGTTGTAGCTTTTTACGCCTACGTACTTTTAATAACTGATTAGCAAGTTTAATATTTTTAATTTCTCTAATATCAATTGCATCTTCAAGATATACTTGATCTTTTGCTAATGCTTGTTGAATATTATTTTCAAGCATTTGTTTTTCTTCTTCATCCGGAGATAATTCAATAAAAATACCAAAATCATGCAGGTGCATATTTTTAATATCGTCTAAAGTGCCTACATTAAACCTTCCAATGCTAGATATAAACGAATCTCTAGTTGGTGAAAACTCTAACACATCAGATATACGCAAACTAATTGCTTCGGCTGTTTTAGCAGTCAAATATAAACTAGACTGTAATATGTGACGAGTTGCTGTATTTGAATTTGCAGCAGCAAGTTTTTGCACACCTACTAAAGCGTTTTTATCAGGCATAGATCCGTCTCGTGCTTCATTTAATCCAGTTACGTCACGAATCATTTGTAAATAATAATTATAAGTACTTATTAATGAGCTTATTTTATTATTACCACCATTTGATGTTAATTCTTGAATAGGCATTTTACCAGGATTCATATCTCCATCCTGAGTTAATGATCTACCAATTACAGAACCTGTTTGAAAAAACATATTCAATGCTTCTTGCGGGTTATAATTAGTTCCATTACCTAAATCAATTTCGGCTAAGCCATCAGCGTCAAGATAAACTCCATCTGGAATCATTCTTGACATTACTTGCTGTAATTTTAAATGAGTTAATTGAATCATATCAGCAAAACCAGTAATACGACTAACCAAAGATTCAATGCGGCCTTTATAAATACGGGGTGCTACAACACTATAATTCATCATTACCTTTGTTGTATCACTTTTTGGTCTTACCATATTTTTAGCAATACCCCATTTTAATAATTTTTTTGTGCCTAAAATAAACGCCCCATCATATACTACTTCAATAGACCGTGATTCTTTTGTAAATCTTGATCTATCATCTTTAGGTGGATTAAATTGATCATTTTTAGCAATAGCTTTATCAGCACCAGACGCAGTTTTCTTTATTTTAAATACTTCATTATTATATGTTTTATAATTAAAGTATAATACTTGAATAGTATTTGCATCTAAAACGCTATCCTCGTTTATAAATCTATTATGAGAAGCGGGAGTTTGTACTCCCTGTTTTGTAATCTCATTTAAATCTTCATCTGTTAATTCAGGAAATTGTTGTTTTAATTCATTAATAGTTACGCTTCTTACCTCGCCTACATAATATATATCATCAAAATAAGGAGAATGAGTATAAGAATAAACAATATCAGCAGGATCTACATATTTAATTTTAATTCCTTCAGATATATTAAATTCGTTTTTACAAGCGCCTATTCCTATAGTAACTAAATCATAATTAATACGTTTTTGTATTAGTTCATAATTATTACTATTAAATACAGAATTGATAGCCTGCTCTTCAGCAATTTCAATAGCTTGTTTATATTCAAGCTGCATATGCAAAGAAAGTTCTTCTTCTGATTCTGGTAATTTATTAACATCATTATTATAAAGATTAATGCCAAGCTGTTGCATTATTTGGTCATTAATTTCTTTAGCTTGCATATCTTCTAATATAGAATTAACATAACTAGTTCTTTCTTTAATAGATGATGGATCTTGCGAAAATGCTTTGATGTCATAAAGCCTATCTGACATACCATTAACTACAATATCAACAAACTTTGGTATAATAGGTACCGGTTTCCAATCTAAATTTAAATAAGATAAATCACCATTAATAGATAACTCGTCTTTATATTTTTTTACAGATTGTTCGCCCCTTGCATATAAGCGTAATCTATGATATTCATCTCTATTAGAATAAAATCTAGTAGATCCAGAATCTCTTTTAAACCATTCATGTTCAATAGCACGAGCTACTTTTAGTCCGTATTCAGAGCTAGCCTTTTCAGCATCACTTGCTATTTGACTTGGAAATGAACTTTTTAATATTGTTTCAGCCATGCTATTTGATTATTTGCGAGTGCATTCCTTTATTATTAAATCTTTTTATTTTTATACCTAAGTTTTGTCTTTCGTATTTTGGTTTTGGATGATATAAATGCCTATTGCAAGCCATAATAGCGAGCCCAGAACTAATAGTTGCATCATATTTTGTTCTTTTATTTATATCAAATTTTGCCCAGTCGTTTAATGTTCTATTAAAATATATATTACCAGAGCCATTTTCATTATATCCAACATATTTATCTATATAGGATTCAATAGCTGCGGCATGAGCTTGTTTTATATCTTCAGATGTATTAGGTATACCTCCAATTTCACGCTCTGTTATTGAAAGTTTATTCCAAACTTTATCAGGACGGTTCATTGAAAATCCTCTATAACCTCTTCGTTTTAAATGATATAGCAATCTTGGTTTATTATTTTCTGCAAGTATTGGCATTCCATAAAATACAATTGCCATTAACATATCTTCAAAAAATATTTCAGCTGTTTGTGGCCTAGCAACATATTCAAGAAAAAATGTATTTGGAGGAGCATCTTCCATACTAAACGTTGTCAGCCCATGTAACGACCCTTTTGATCCTTGTCCATCTGTTGTTCCTGATATATCATAAGAGTCACAACCAAATGCTCCTATGTGTTCATTACCAGGATGTTTTATTCCATTCTTTACTATTACATTGTTTTGCAGATTTTTAGGAGGTATCCATGAAACTAAAAACCTACCTTGCGGGTTTGGTGTAAACATTACTTTTGAATCTTTAATACCGTTTTCCCAAGCAAAAGACCCTTTAGTAACAAGCCCGCTTCTAACCGCGTCTTCATTATAATCTATCTGCTCGTATATTTTAGCTAAATTAAATATACTATTTTTAGCTTCGTCTCTAAATGCATGTTCTTCAGTACGAGGAAATTGACGGTAATATTCATTTAATCCATCACTGTCATGCTTTAACCCTTCGACTTCGTTCTCCCAAAAATCTATGACACCCGTATCGATAAGTTCTCCATCGACGCCAAAGATGGGTTCTGTTGGAGTATCAAAGACAGGGTATCCAAAAGAATCAATGTATCCTTCGTAGTTCCACTCCATAGGTATGAACAAACTATATAATCCCGAGCTAGTCTGTCCATTGCGATTTCTTCTTGTAACATCTGAGTCATGGTAAAGCTTTTTAAAGTTCCCTCCTCCTTTTTCTAATGCATTGGATGTTGATCCCATCATACACTTTCCTATAATCCTACTACCTAGACGCAGCGTTGTTTTTGTTACCCTCCAGTTATTTAATATGTTATCAGGTCTTTCCCATTTACCTGATTCATCATGTACTAATAACTTAAGCTTCTCACCATCATAACTGTTATCCCCAGTATTCTTCCAGTCTATTGTTGTATCAAGCCCCTCAAGTATTTGTCTTTCACTTTTTTCCGTAATTGACTTTTTTGTGAGTTTGGATGCTGGTACCCTGTATGCCAATTCTGATTTTGGACGGTCCATCCCGTCTTGTATCGGTTTGAAAAAGAACGGATAGTTAACTGATATGGGTACCACTTTGTCGGTAAACATTTTTTTAGCATCAGCCCCTGACTTTGATAATATTCCAAATCTAGCATCTGATGTAATTGTAGCTTGGTTAACAGTTTCTGCTGATGACATAAAGCTAAATCCAGACCGTCTATTTTTGAGGTAGCACATGCCATAACATCTTTTATCTGCCTTGCATGCTTCCCAGAATATAAAGAATAATCTGTTTGCTTCCCTATAGTCTGGCTTCCCAACATCAATTTTGGTGTGCT